TTTTTGGTTCTGCCGTTTTATTAGCCCAAAATTTTGCTCCGTAATCAACCATAGTGTTATATTCCTTTTAATATAAATAGTGTTTTGATTTATTTTTAATCTTCAAATCCTGCACCAGAGTTTGTAATTACAAAATCTATCGCAAAGAATTCTACGGCTCTAGCTGGCTTTAAGAAAATCTTAGCATAAATTGTGTTTCTGTCAATCATATCTGGAGTTGTTGTTGTCTCGTCCAAGATAACTCTAAAGTCTGTTAGTCCGAAGTTGTTCTTAATGTTTGTTAAGAAAGGACCGACTTGACCTGTAAATCTTGACCAAGTTTGCTCAACGTTTTGATCGAACAAGAGATTAGATGCGATTCTAGAGATTTCCTTTTTCACAAAGATCATCAACCTTCTAACATTGATTCGATCCAAAGCAGAAGGAGTAACTTGTAGTGTCTTCTGCCCGAAGATTACAATTCCTTCGTTCGGGAAAGATGCAATTGGATTGATGTTTCTCTCGTACAAGAAGTCTCTCTCGGCGGAAGTCAATCTGCTTCTTACGTTTGTTACAGGGATTCCTGCTGCTCCATCGCTAAGTCCACCTCTGTTAAATCCAGCAGGCGCAAACCATAGTGCAGCGTTGTTCTCAGAGAAGGACATTGCCCCAAGAGCAGCAACAGAAGGTGGTGCCCACAAGTTCTTACCGCTGATGGTGTCGGAAATTCTGACCCAAGGGTAGTAGACCGCTCCGTAACTTGAGTTTAAGTTTCGGTCTTCAAGATTTTGCCCAACCTCTACAACGTGTTGTGAGACCCCACCGCGACCAGATCCGGGAGTAATTCTATCTTTTTCAGAATCTGAATTTTCCGAGGATGGTTTATAGCCACCTCTTGGATCGATAATAGCCAAAGAATCTCCACGTTGTTCACAAGTGGTGAGTAAGTGAGTTGTAAGACCTTCGTTTACAATACCGGGAGCCACAAGAATGTTTCCTTCGATAAACTCTGGATCAGAGAACATATCGATGGATTTCTTTACAGAGTAGAACATCGCGCTAGATGTTTCTGTGGATCCAGCAGACAATGCGTTTCTGTCATTAAACGGCTCTGCTTCTGTGATATCAAAACCATTGAATCCTCCGTAGAGTGGCGCAGTAAATCTGTCATATCCTCTATCAAGAATGTCCTTGTAGGATCCTGATCTAGCAGTAACAGAGTCACCATCTGCTCTAGAGCCTGAGCGATAGAACACGATGTTCTTGGTGCCTGATTTGAAAACCAAATCATCCAATGAGAAGTACCAAGATGTTTTAGCAACATTCGCTGTAGGTGCTCCGGGATCTCCAGATGGAAGAGGGTATGATAAGTCGTATACACTCTCGTCAAATACCAGCGAACTTGCGGTTCGATTTGTGCTAAGTCCAAAGAATGCATCAGTTGGATCTCCTAAGTCTCCATCAGAAGAACTCAATCTCAACTGCATGCTTGGGAAGGTAACAGAGCCAGTGAATGCAATATCTCCCTCTGCTCTTGCTTCGTATTGAAGTCTAACTCCAGTTGGAGCATCTCCAGACCCAGTTGCTGCGATAAACAAGCTGTCAGCTCCACCAGAACCTGTTCCTGCAAGAACTTCTGCTGTGGTTGTGATTCGACCGTTGACCTTGTTATCATCAGGATCAGAACCGCCAGCAAAAACGCCATTTGCACCGCCACCGCCGCCGAAGTTATAATTGTCAGCATTGCTGGTGATTGTTGTGTCACCAGCCACACCTGCAACGGCTTGTGTAAGCGTGAAAGTAAATGTGCCTGAGCTGGGCTCCGCAACGGCACTAACAGTGATTTTTCCAGCTAGGGCACTTGCCTCAATCATAGCTTTAAAATCAGCAAGACCGTGTGCAGTTCCAGTTTTGTTGAACGTGATTGGATCAGAACTAGAGTTGTTAGCTGCCGCAGCTTTAAACTGAACCGAGGTTCCGTCTGTTGATACCAGAGTAATTAGCTGATCTGTAGCTGGCTCTCCTACGGCTGTCAAAAGGCGGGTAGATCCAGCTCCACCAGATCCATCAATCACATTAACCATTGTGAAGTCAGTCAACTTAAGTGGACCTTCAACACCGAATGGAAGCAACTCTGGATCTGCTGTGCCTGCATCGATTGCGGATGCCATCTCCACCCTAATGATGGAAGAGCGGTTGTCATAGCTACCGTATTCGATTAGTCTTCTTTGATCAGAGTCCCATTCGTAATACTTGTCACCGATTTGCTTTGCGATGTAGTTTTCTGAGCTAGGATCTAGGGAGAGGTTTGCGTACTTCTCAACATATTGTCTAGCATTATCTGTATCTTTAATATCTCTAATACCCAACGAGAATGATCCGTAAGGAGTTGCGTCGTTTCTAGAGTATTTCAAATCTTCAATTGTGATTTTGTAGTTTCTTTGTGAATCCTCGCCTTGAGAAATACTGTGTACCTTAAACAACCTTGTAACTGTACTCAAGTCTTCTGGGTTGAATTCAGGGCTGAGTGTGTTTGCACCGGGCTCTGTGGTGTTTCCTGCTGTGTTTCTCAAATCCTGCGAGAAAACCCAACCGGTTTTAGCGCCTTTGGCTGCAAATTTAAAATCTCCGCCGTTTGCAATTGTTCCGCCAGTCTTTCCAAGACCGAGGATAATCCCATACTGACCGCCCGAAGTAATCTTCTGTGCAACTTCAGATTCGAATGTCTGACCAAGGAAATACGTCTTTGCACTTGTATTGGCATCCACCAAGTTTGAATTGGTCAATGTTGGGTCAGTGTTGAAAACTTTTCTGATGTATGTCTTGGAACCTCTGCTAAAGTTGAAAGAGGTCTTTTCTTTTAAGACTGGGGATGTGTTGCTGCTTCCGTCAAAAATCTGCGCGTGGAACGTTCCATCTGAGGAGTATACCAAGGCGGAACTTTTCCCATAAATCATAGCTGGTGAGTCGCCAGAACCATCATCTGATCCGTTTCCTCCTCGGACAGATCCAGACAGGGTAACGATACCTTCAGTGGTATAGAAAACAGCAGCCAATGTTCCGTCAACAACCTCTGGGCTAGCCGATGATGAATTGAAAAGGAATAGACCATAAGCGCCTCCCCCTGTACCTCCGCTTCGATCAGCAGATTTCCAACCAGCCAACGCAGTGTCAGATGAAGAGTCAGCGTCTGGAGATTGGTCTCCTAGAAGTCTAATGAAAGTGATTGGTGATGAATTTTTAAGCCAAGCCTGTGCAGCATAGGCAGCAAAAGTAGGAGCGCTAGGGATTCCAAATCTCCATTTATCTGAACCTTCTTGACCTCCGACTGGATTCCCGAAGATTGTTACAAACTCTGAAAAAGAGTCAATTCTTACAGGTTGAAAGGCTGGTCCTTTGCGGGATCTACCAATGACAACTGGTCCAATAGCGATTGGAACTTTAGGCAGTTGTGAATTATCAATTTCCTCAATGAAAACGCCGGGGGAAACAAATTTAAAATCTTTTGCTGACATTACCAATATCTCCTTTAGGTCTATCTTTGCAGAAAGACGATATTATTTCTTAAATAAATAGTGCTGGGTTCTATGAAAGTCCAAAATTATTCTCTATACTTGCCGTCCACTCCAACATTTCTTTTACTAGCTTTATCAGATCCTCTCGTATCGAGCGGATCACCATATACAACATGCTCTCGGGGTATCCTTACTTGCACAGCATTTTCTCTTATGGAAATTTTAGGAGTATCTTGGTTGTTGCCTTCTCCTATTAAGTACCCAAGCACCTTAATTTGTATAGTGGTTTGGAACCTTCTCTCCTCGTTCTCCATAGAAGAAATATTGTTGTCTAATGAAAAGTCACTCTGCACAAATGCTTCATACCTGTGTCCATCTCGCTCAATCATAAAGCTGTTAATTGATCCCGGTCTTGTAATGAATGGCTGCAACAAGTCATTCATCTGCTGTTGATACTCCGTTCTCAACAATATGCTGTAGGTTATGTCCGTGTATACGATTGGTGGTATGGATATTGTTTCGTAAACTACCTTGTTTGTCTTTTGACGAACAAACTTTGGTGCTGACCCATCATTAATCCTTCTGTTGGCATCTGCGTTGGCAAAATTTGAAGTTTTATCTTGTTTAATCCTTCTGGCAATTACAATTGCTCCACCCTTTTCTGGCTGGCTCTGGAATGGGTAAACGTGCCCATAGTAGGCACCCCTAGTTGTCAAGTCTTTTACAACTGAAGTCCTCTCTATTGTAATTGCTGGAAGGATTATAAGACCTTCATTATCTCTGTATTCCTTGTCATTTTTGATCTGGTAGGCTCTTTCGGCTGAAGCCCAGATAACTGGTACTTTTTCCTCGCCTTTGTTTGTATTTGTTCTTAGTGCTAGTTCGTCGTTGATGTAGTCGTAGATAGCATAGTCCACAGTCTCCAGAGTTGACGGAGCAAAGGTCATATCTTGGAATTCTTTGTTATCCTCTTGGGGAATTCCAGTATAATTCGTATTGCTTTTTTTGTCATTGCCTCTAAAAGTTGACACTTTGCTCTCTCCTAATAAGCATCAAAGGAGCCTTTTCTTGCTCTTCTGCACGTTGCTGCGATTTCATATTTATATTCCACTTGACCAAAAAGCTGTTTTGGCTCATTCAAGGTGACAATTTCATAATGGAACTTTCCATATAGAACAAAATCGCCCTCTCTAACATAGAGATTCTGGTCTTCGGTCAATCTTCTTTTGTGGAAGTATATGTTGATGTTCGATCTCTTGTCAACACCCAACGAACTATTTGTTGATTCTTGTCCTTCCCATCCGATCAAAGCATACACTCTAATTGGAGGCAGAGATGTTTTGTTTATTGCTTCTCCGTAAAGCGGATGAAAGCTAGTTTTATCCTTACTTATCGGGTAATATAGGACGGTTTGACCAATGACCCTTTCGATGACCTCATCATTGATCTGCTTGACTAAATTACGCTCTTTCTCCCCAGTAAATAATGGGGGTGGTGGAGCATCAGGTTGTGACCATTTGTTATCTGCCATTTATGTTATCCTACAAATACAGAGGGTGGAATATTCTTCAAAACGTTTTGTGCTGAATCGCTCATACCGCTATCTGTTTCTGCTAATTTTGCATAAGTCAGTTCGTCAAGAACAGTCTTTAGTTCATCTCTTAGTGCCTGTTGTTCTGCTTTTGCTTCTGTTACAAGCGAGGGACCATTTAAGGTTACATTCTCGTTAGGAATTGGTATGGTTGCAAACTTGCTTCGAACCAAGCCAAGCATCTCCTTGGACAATGCCAAAGCAAACCTTCTAATCCACTGCTTACCAATTGAGTTAATGTTGTCATAAGCAATGTTCTCAAATGGAAGTGTGTTCATATTGTTGACACCTGTTCGTCCGTCTGAGTTGTTTCCTTGTCCCTCCCAAGGATCTTCCTCTAAACTAAACTCCACCCAATATTTATCTGGTCCGCCTTCAAATGGCTTTGGGAACAACCTTAGCATATTTGCTTTAAGCTCGTATGAAAAGTGAGAATTTCTAGTATAAATTGAATCCTCAAATGCCATCGCTTGAGACTTGTTTTGCCAAGTTGGTATTAACTCAAATGTAGAGTCGTCTGAATACTGCCCATAGTAAGACAGGTTTCCTACTGTGTTTAGACCCCCGTAGTAGCCAAAGAATCTCCACATTGCATTAGGAGTCTTGTAATAGACTTTTCTAACAGTTACCCTTTTGTCTCCTGCTGTTCCAAGTTTATTGTAAAAAGGGCTAGTTGAGTCTGTTAAGGAGGTGTTACTTATTATTTCTTGTAGATCATAGTCCTGTTGACCGGCGACAGTATCCAAAGAAGCAGAGTAAATTGGTATCTCTCCGCCAAGCCCTGTCTCTGTTGAAACTGCATTACCAACCGTTTTTGCGTGTTGGAAATCAAACTTGGGATATCGCAATTCAATATTGGATCCGCTTAGAGCGTGGGAGCCGGACATTTGCCCGTCGCTGTCAAACGATCCTGTAGATGCGCCCAAGGTGCTGCCTAGAACATTCTTTGCCTGATGCACATTCACAAGGTATGAATATTCAAGACAAGCCTCTTCATAGGCAGAGTACACTTGATACTCAGTAATCTCAATATCTAATATAGCACCGCCGAGCTTTTGATATACATAAGCCACCTGATCTACAGCACCTGTCATAAATCCGGCAATTGCATGGTGCGAGGAAGCCCGAGCTGTATACACTCCGTATGGAAGTGGATTGTCTGAACTGTCAACATTGTCTAGGTTTCCAGTTGCAGGCAATCTAGAAACACTAGTAGTGCTTGATGGTGTTAGCGTTGGGTAAGCCATTCAATTTGTCTCCTTGGCACAATCGTATCATAGTAATTAGTTGTAGATGTTAGATAAAGCAAATAGAAAAGAAAAAAGCCCCGCCAAATTAATGACGAGGCTCTTTGTTTGTTTAGATCGTGCTAGGATTATCCGAGCATGTCTTCACAGATAACAAGACCGTACATATCAGGTCTTACCATTTCCTTGGCGTAGCGTGTCATAACACCCTTACGAGGTACGAAGTCCTCAACACCGAAGATGGTTGGAGTTACCTGAAGTGGTACATACGGAGCGTAAACATATCCGCTCTCAAGGAACGATCCACCTTTACGTCCAACAAGAACGAGATTACGTGGGAAGTAAGGATCCACATAAACGTCAAACTTCTTGCTCAAAGATCCAACATTGACTGCACCAACAGATCCGTTTGCATAATCGTTTCCGATGCTTGCGCGGAATCCAGCGGTGAACTCAAGAATGTTAGCAACTTCTGGGGAACAAACAACGAAGTTAGCTCCACCACGAAGTGTCTTTCTGTGGATAGAAGCCGAAACATCATTAATAGTTTCCGCAAGAGTCTCATACCATTCAGAAACAGTACCAGTGAAGTCAGCACCCAACAACGATTCGTTGTTTGCATTGCTGATTTGGCGACCGTTGTCTCTGTTTAAGAACTTACCCGGACGACGTGACCAGTAAAGCTTGTCTGCTGTCGCGCCGTTAACGAGGTCTTCAAGAATCTCTCTGTCGATTTCAAGAGCAATCTGCTCAGAAAGAATGCTTGTAAGCTCAACTTCTGCATCAAGGTTGTGATAAGCGTTGAGATCTTGTCCCAATTCTGGAGTCCACTTAGCCTTGAGCTTCTTGGTCTTAGCAGTAACTGCAATGGAATCAACTTTGATGTCGATCTCAGGAATCTGAGTTTCGTTTTCAAGCTGCCATTCTGTAGTACCTTTAACACCACCGAGAGCATCAGCAGTTGTGAAGTTATCAGTAACTGGGAAGTTAAGCAGGAAGGGATCAGTATCCCCGAAGAGTTGCTCGAAAGAGTTCTGCAAGTCGGCTGCTGCTTTTGCCTCAGTGTAGCCAGCTTGTCCAGCAGAGCCAGTAGTCACATAAACAACTCTGATCTTCAAATTAGTGTTTGCAGGGTCGTACTTGTCGCCACTAGAACCAGAGTGAATTGTAGTATGGCGGCGAAGCTGACGAGCGGTTTCTACAGCGGCGGCTCCCCTCTCAGTGAGTGGCGCAGAGCCCGAGAAAGCAACGAGGTTCAAAAGATCAGCCTGATTGTTTTGCAAATTGTTTTGATTCTTAAGGCTGAATGCAAGAACAGCGGAACCAGAAAGGTCTGGATCCCAGTTAACAAGCTCATCAATCTCGTATGTTCCAGAACCAACAACACCAGCAACCACGTCATCATGCTCAACAATCCAGTTACCAGAACCAGTTGGGCTAGCATAGCCGTTGTTCAAGTTGTATGGACCTTTGTCCGAGTTTGCTGGACCTACAGCACCAGCCAAGCTGGAATCATCAAGGTCAACTCCGTCTCTGATTCCCTTAGCGACTTTTCCGCCACCATAGAGAGAATCACCAACTTCATATCCAAGTCTACCAGCACCACCGTCTCCTACAGTAAAATCGAGGAAGAAGATGAGTCCTGATGGAAGGCTCATTGGCTGAACGCTTACGAGATCGTTAGCGATCAAATTACCGAATACACGGCGAACGATTGGAAATGCGACTGCTGAAAAGCCTTCAACATCTCCGGCAGCCATTGTGGATGCCTCACGGAGTAGTTCTTTTGCTTGGTTTTCAAGCAAACGAGCCATTCCGTCTTTTTTCTGGTCACTGTCAAGTCCCTCTAAAAGACCGGTCTTTTCCCACTTGTTAAGTAGGGCTGCACCTTCTTTCTGGAGGTCACGATTAACAATGCCTTCTGTTAATTTATCTAAAACTGACATAGTTTTATTTCTCCTTTAAAGTTAGTTTAATCCAGCCAACCTACGCATTCTATTAATACGAGGATCTGCTGGGTTTTTAGCCTCTTTAGTTTGTGGTAACAAAGTAGATTTCCTACTGACCGCTTCGCTTAGTGTTTTCGGGGACTCTTTTTGAGTGCCACTCACCGTGCTTTGAAGGGTTTCAAAGATTACCTTAGCCTCTTCAACTGAGTTTGCATTTGAGATAGCTTCGACAAGTTTTGTTTTTTGTCGCCCATTCAACGAGTCGCTAGACAATGCTTCGTTAGTGTAAAGTAGCTTTGCGTTCTGAACGGAGGTTTCGTTCAAAGCGTCTTTTAACTTGAGAACAACGTCCTCAAAGTGTTTGGTTTTAGATTGAAAAGTTTGAAGCGCTTCTTGAAGCTCTTTCTTGTCTGCTTCAAGTGCTTGGACAGATTCTCTTAGTTTGCCTACTTCTTTAGCAACCTCGTCGGATGCTTCCTCTTCTTCATCAATATGTGCGTTGAGAGCTTCAGCCTCTTCGTAAGCCATATGCTTTTGTGTATCTGGCATTCCAAACCATCCAGATTTTTCTGGGCTGAAGTCAAGTGTGAGCTTTTCTGCTAGCTCTTCGATTTGTTTCTCGTCTAAATTAATTTCTTCGTCTTCAAATAAGCTGCTTAGATCAATCTCATCGGATTCTTTAAGTGCATCGTCGGTAGGTGCCTCTGGAGTTTCAAGCTCCTCTGCAAACTCGCCTCTATCTGTCATCTCTCCTGAGTCTGCCTCTTTAGCCATTTCTTGGTCCACAAGCTCCTCCAATTCTTCGAAATTCAATTCGACGACTTGCTCTGGTCCTTCTTCAGGAGGGTTACTTACATCTGAAGATGCCATTGGAATATTGTCTGCCACTCCATCTGCTTCTTCTATAACCTCTTCTTGGTTAAGCATTGTATCAACTGCTTCTCTAATTTCCTGAGAATATTTCTCTATGATTGTTGACTCTGCGCTCTTAATAGCGGCTTCCTTAAGGGCTTTAGCATCGACGATTGCTTGATCTAACATTGATGACATTATATAATCTCCTAATATTTGGTCGCAAATAGACGTTTTGCGTCGTAGTAAATAGTTGTAAAAAAAGCAAAAATACAAAAAAATAATAACTTATTTTATGAAATCACCAAGTTACCTTCTTCATCCCAAGAAAGTTTGTTATTATCTTGCAAAAAACCCTCAATAGACATTAGATAAAAATCCATATCACTTGGTTTCATCTTTTTTGTTTTCAATTGATTGTAGCACCATTGAATGATGGTGTTAATAAGAAAAGCTTTTGGGGCAAACACAATATTTCCTTCGATACGATAGCTCGGATCGTTTTCTTCTAAGTATCGAATAATGTCTGCTCTTGTTTGGACTTTCATAATAAAAAAGGTGAGGGCAGAGACCCGTAGATCCCTGCCCTCGGTTATCAAAAAGTATTACTTCTTGAGGAGTGCTTTCAATTCTTCGATCTGAACTTGTTGAGCCTTTACAGCCTCCACGAGAACAGAAGTAAGTCTTGAGTAGTCAACCCCTTGTACGCCGTCTCCGCCAGTGTGAACTGCCTTTGGAACGACTTTCTGAACATCTTGAGCGATGAAACCGAAGTCTCTTTCACCGGAATCTTTCCAAGTGAACTCAACACCGTTCAAAGACATAACAGCATCAAGAGCAGTGTTGCCCATAGAGGTAACATCAGACTTGAGGCTTTCGTCTGAGTAAGTGACAAATGCAGCAGCCTTGATCTTGTTGATGTTATCACTACCGTTTGCAACTTCAATAGCGAAATCAGTGTTTTCATCACCACCAAGAGACATAATAGTCTCTTGGCTTCCACTTTCATCTTTCTTGAATTGCAATTTGTTCTCAGCAGCAACATAGATCATCTCTTCGTTTGCAGCAGCACCGTGAACTCTAAGACCTGCTCCAGATCCATCCTGTCCTACAAAAACACCGCCGTCAAAGTTACCAGTACCATCTACACCGATGGATGCACCACCAGCACCAGCACCACCGCCAGTGCCAAAACCATTTGCAGTTAATGATGCTCGTAATCCATTGTTTGCGTAGAAGTTAATCTGATCTGCTGTCTCGAAGTCAATCTTTGTTTGATCATCTTCACCGATTTTGATATCAGTTGCAAGAAGGGAGGTGACATTGGTCTGAGCAGCAGCCAAAGTCACAGCACCACCGTCAGCAATGGATGCATCTCCGGAAACGTTTCCAAAGTAGTGGTTTTGAAGACTATCAACACCAACTTTTTTAAGAGTTCCACCATCGGAAATCATCAATTCGTCAGCATCAACAATGTCAGCGTGGGCTAATTCTGTTTGACCAGAAATAACATTGTCGTTAAGCATTGAACCTTCAACAGCGTCAGCTTGAATAGTGGCAGCACCACCAGCAGCAACTAAGACATCGCCAGAAACATTGCCGAAGATTGCATCTTCAAGGTTGGAGAAAGTAATTTTCTTTTCTGTTCCGTTGTCAGACACCAAGAAGTTATCTTGTGTCTGGTGAAGGCTAGCGTCACCCTTAGCAGTAAGCTCATCGATGTCGAGAGCGAGTGTTGCGATGCTGTTTATTCCACCAGTGAAGGTAAGACCAGTTCCAGCAACTGAACCAGAGAGACCAACTTTGTCACCGTCAAGAACAACAGATCCAGAAACTCCTACAGAAAGAACTCCAGAAGCAGCCGCAAGACCGTTACCAGCCATGTTACCGACAACATCAGAAAGTTGCTCTTTTTTAGTTTCGCCAGAAGCTCCGCCATCAAGGAAGAGAATGTAGTCATCTCCAACTGCCAAAGCAGCTTCATCTACTAAAGCGCCAGAGTCTTTTGCAAGACTGTCAACACCGTATCTTTTGATTACTCCGCCATCGGAAAGCAACAACTCATCAGCAGCAGCGAGAGATCCCTGTGCCAATTCTGTTTGACCAGAAATAACATTGTCGTTAAGCATTGAACCCTCAACAGCGTCAGCAGCGATGGTTAAAGCACCACCGTCAGCGACAGTTGCATCACCAGAAACATTTCCGTAGTAGTGGTTTTGAAGACTGTCAACGCCAACTCTCTTAAGAGTTCCGCCATCACTGATCAAAAACTCATCAGCGTCAGCAATGTCTGCGTGAGCCAACTCATCTTGTCCAGAAATAACATTGTCGTTAAGCATTCCCTCTTCAACAGCACCAGCACCGATGGTTAAAGCACCACCAGCAGCAACTGTAGCATCACCAGAAACATCAGCGAATACAGCATCACGAACAACGCTGAAGTCTACTCTCTTGAGAGCGCCACCGTCGTTAATCAACAACTCGTCGGCATCATCTAGATCGCCAGTCATTGCAGTCTGGTTAGTAATAGCTGCAACACCAAGAGACAAATCACCGCCAGCAGCAACTGTAGCATCACCAGAAATGTTTCCAAAGATTGCATCTTCGAGGTTAGAGAAAGTAATTTTCTTTTCTGTTCCGTTATCAGAAAAGACGAAGTGGTCTTGTGTTTGATGAAGACCAGTTCCACCGAGCGCATCAAATGCATCGATGTCAAGAGACTTTGCAACGTCGGTGATCACACCACCTTCGTTTTGCATGAAAAGTCTAGCAGAGCCAACAGCACCAGAAGCGAAGAGGTAGAGACCTCCAGCAGGGGCTTCGGCATTTGCAGATCCAGAATTGTTCTGGAGAGAAATAAATTTCCCGTATTCAGATAGAGAAATATTAGCCATTTATAAATCCTCCCATAGATTTAATGTTTAAATTTTAGAATGAAGTTAAAGAAAAAGCGCCAGAAGGCGCTGTGAGCACACAATTGTGGCTCATATATAAATAGTTTTGAGGATTGGATTTGGTGCTTAAATTGCAGACAATCTTAACAAATTGCCCACAAACACTTGGAAGGATAGGTTAAATTAGTTTTAGTGAACGCCGTCACTAGTGTTGGATACGCTGATTCCAGAACCACTAAGTGCATACATTTCTGTTGCAGGGATGCCAGTTAATTCTGCCGATACTCCGAACGCACCTGCATTTGTTCCCGCTTCCAGCGCCGGTTGAAACAGGGTAATTGCATCATTCGCCGCTACAGCGCCGGGGGTAATGTATAGTTCAGTGCACTTTACATTCAACTCTAAAGAGCCACTAGTGTGTCTAACTATAGCATAATGGTTTCCAGTCACAACTGAAGGGGATGTAGCTTTAGGGGAAAAGTATACAGCGATGTCGCTCGAACTGCAATAATTGAATATTGTCACTTTTTTTGTAACAGTTGGGAAAGTGACCTTGTATTCTTTTCTAGCAAACCAATCATTGCCACTGGTTGGCTCTCCCTCAATTCTGGATCCTGTCAAGAATGGTTTTCCTGCCACTTGATATGCTGCTGAGTTTCCTAATCCGCTTGATTTTGGATAATATGCCATTTTATTTTCTCCTAGTCTTTATACTTAGCTTCGTATTCTCTCTGAAGTCTTTTTAATACTCTTTTACGCTCTTTCTTTTTTCTGCGGCGCTTATCAGTTGGCTTCTCAAAGAACATATGTTTTTCTCGCCATTCATCTTGAATGCCTTCTTTTTTAACCTTTTTGATAAATCTCTTGATCATTCTTTCGGGAGATTCATTTTTTCTTGGTGTCACTTCTACATGAACTGGTTTTGCTTTCTTTCTCATCTTATACCTTACTTAATTAGCTGTCTCCAAGCATTGACGCCGCCGAGCAAACTCGAAATATCAACTCCTGCATCATTTGGGTCAACACCTTCTAGTGCAGAGGAAGGCGAGGGGGATGATGAGGGTGTTCCTGCTTTTTTCAACGGCGTAGTGCCCTCAAACAAATCAACTCCCCCATATGAATCTTTCCCTATAGCGTCTAACATTTTTTTTCTAGTTTCAGCTAGTTTTTGCTTTTGCTTTTCTGCTGCCTCTAAACTAGCCTGTTGTGTGAAGGTCTGCTGAGTAGCCGTTGGCTGCTGAACTGCTTGCGTTTGCCCCACTGCCTTTACTACTTCTGAAATGACACTTTTGAGAACCCCCTCTTCTACGAGGACTTCTTTTACGCTCTCCTTAATCATTTCTTTAAATTCGCTTTTCTTCATTTTAATCCTTTACAATATCGTTTAGAAGTCTATTAATCTTATCCGCCTTAGTCCAAACATTCGGCTCTTTGTTCTCTTTCATCATAAAAGCACCAGTTGTAGATGGTTCTGATACCATATCAAAACAAATTAGCTGAAAGTCGTCGTTTACTCTTGCGGCACCATTACTTTCATCAACAGTGCCAAGACCGCGAGAGGAAATGCCAACTTGACAGCCACCCTCAACGAGGGCTCTTAGGGTTTTACCTGCTGGTGTTTCAAGCACTTTAATTTTGCCCATCACATCCTTGCCCTCAAACCACACGTCTGTCACTAGGTGAGAAGCATTGGCGAGATTAACGATAGACGATTCTGGATGGTCTAGTTCTCCTAGTGCTCTTTTTTCCTTGACAAGTTTCTTGTAATTCTCCACTTCTCTCTCTAAAACTCGCATAGGATAAACTCTGCCATTTCCGTTTTGCGCTTCTGCCCTCTGCATCACGCCGGAAAGAATGAGCCCACCATTTGCGACATAACGCTTTTCCTCTTCCGTTAGAAGATCTTGACATGTCCCACCTTCACATAGTTGGTAAAATTCTGTTAATAACATTCTTGACATAATAATAATCCTTTGACGGGCATTACCCGTGCGAGTTAGGAGCCTCTACAGCAACGCCTAACTGGTTGTAACATCCATTTTGCATTCATAAGAACCTCCTTTACTCGTGAATATTGTTTATTTTTATACCACTATCGCTAATAACAACATTTAAAGCATATGAGGTAGCTGATGATAAGCACCCCAAGATTAACAAATTAGCGATATTATACTCAAAATTAAATAGTTCTGTTAAACCATTTATTCCGAACAAAAATACTCCCACCCAAAAACCCGTACACATAGGGCAGTGGATAAGTGTGCCAAACCAATCAGATTTTTCCATTATCCAATTTCGTTGATTCTCAAAAATTGTTCCGTAAACTAAGATTTGGGTCATGCCCCAAGAGGCGAGAATAAAATATAAAAGTTCCACTATTCGTACCTATACATCCCTGCTAGTCCATAATAATAACCCGGATAACCCGGACTTAAAGTTCCCTTCTTTTCTTCCTGCGGCACTTCTCCAAGTTCAGTGCTGTCTTTTTTGTCTGGGTGGAGTAGTCTTTCGTCTTCTTCGTCCTCTACAAACTCAAAAGAAGATATATAAGATTGCTCTTCTTGCATAAAACCAGCGATATTAAAAAGAACAATCTCTGTTAAATTTTCAATCTTTTGATCTTTTGGATAAATTGCCTCAATTGCTCCAAATACATTAGAGCCTTTTACGCTCTCAGGCAATACGACGCCTTTTCGGAAAAGAAAATCAAAAAATCTGTTTTGACTTTTATATACTAACTCACCGAAGTCTTTTTTTGTGTAAGCGGTAATCTTGCCTTTTTTTTCGTCCAAAACAATATCCATATCAATATGATTAAAAACCATAATTTGTCCAGAAAGAGAGCGCTTCATATCAAGCTTCTTAATTTCGCCCTCCATCACTTCTAATGGTAACTGATTTTTAATTGTAATTTTAACAGTCATTTTAGTTTTTTATTTCCCTAGCCAACTCTTGGATCTTCAAGATCTTTTTTAAGTCTCCGTCTTCTAGAGGCTTTTGGCTAAAGCCTTCTAAAATATTCAAAACTTGATTTGCTTTTTCAAGCATATCTGAATCTTGTATAAACTCTGGTGCTTGTTTTGCCTCAAATACTTGTTCCTTGAGCCTGCCTATTTCCTCGTCTAAATACATCTGAAATTCCAAGCTGTTACCAATCCCAGAACCGATAAATTTAGAAAGCAATGTTTTTTGCTCCTCCAAGAGATTAACATATTCTGTATTGAATCTCTCAACAAAAGATTTGAACACAAGGCTGTCGATGTGCTTGAGTTCTTTTGTTTCATTATTTTTTGAAGCCTCAGTCATAAGTTGCAACGCTTCCTCTTCTAGTAAAACTCTTTGTTTAGCTGAGAGGTCAAGATTATTAAAAACTTGATGCAATGTGGCTAAGTTTTTATAATTTGGAACAAAAGTTGTAAAAACATCCTTTGACAGTTCTTTGTTGATCTTTGAAATCATTTGGCTTTGTTCTGAAAAGATTTGCCTTTTATCGAGAACAGAATACTCAATTTTAGATTCGGAAAGAATTTTTTCAGCAATGGTGTGTTTTTCATCTTTTGTTTCTAGAATATTTTTGTAAATACGAACTTCTCTTCCCATAAGAGTTTTGCCGCTAAAGTGCTCTTTAACAATATCTAAAATTATTTCTCTCTTGTTTTCATTTTTCTCAACTGTTGCCTTTGTTAATTCTCTAACAAGAGCCTCATAAAGAAAAATTGTGTTTCTTTTCTTATTGTGCTTAATTTTCGTTGACATTTTGTTTTGTCTCCAATTCATTGATCAATCTTTTTACTTCATTGTTAATTTCAAAGATTTTTTCTTCTTCTTTCTTATAATTAGAATCTTGTTCTTCTTTAATCCCTCTTGCTAAACGGGAAAGGTCTTGATAGCCCTTATTAATGTTTCTGCTCGTACTGCTTGCAAGATTGCTCCCTGCATCAGCAGACATCTGTCTTTGCATAGCTCTTTTGCCGGATAAGTCTTTTCTAGGTTCGTAAAATTTTCCCTTAGACTTGGGAGTTGTTGTAAAGGTTTTGCCCTTTACTTTCTTTTCCATTTTATCATCTCTATTGGCGGGGGGGACTGCTAACAAATTCGTATCTGGCTCTTCGGCTGCCGGTGTCTCACCTGCTGGTTCTGCCGCTGGATCATCTGCTGGTGGCGGCATATCATCTCCAGTTGCGGTATCTAGTTCTCCGGCAGGCTCATCGCCGCCCAAGAGACCGCCTCCGCCGCCGCCGAGTCCAGTGTCGGTCGCTTCAGCTGACTGATCCATCTCTGCTGTGATCATTCGATCATAAAACATCTCACGCTGGTTACGCAAAAACTCTTCCTCTGAAATGGAAAATAAGTTTTCTGCGATCCAGCGCTTTGAGAAGAAACCTTCCGCCGCTGCCGAAGCAACGTCAAACTTTGTTCTCCACTGTTCTAGATCTTGGAGTTCAGCAATCTTAGAGGGGTTGTTCATCGAGAGCTTGAAAGAAATAAGATCGTTCTCTCTGTATCCCAAAGTGAAAAGGTGGATAATAGCAATCTTTTCTAGCTCTGTGATCACAACTCTTTGTAATCTTTGGATTGTTCTTGCAAAACGAATGTCTTTTTGGGCGAGTGTTGCCTTGTCTTCATCGGCACCTTCGCCACGGAAAAGGTAGGATTGTGGAATCTTAAGTGCCGAAAATAGTTTATCTTTTAGGTATTTAACATCGTCGATGTCGCCTGTGTAAGTCCCTCCGGGCAAACTCTCAACTCTTGTTGATTGACCACCACGGGTGGGAATAAAGTAGTCCTCGTCAACGGACATTGGATTGTATCGAAGGTCAACGCGACCAGTATCGGCATCAACAACTTGGTTGCGCTTCATAGATGTCATAACCTTCTGCATATATTGCTCAACATCGTTAGGAGCCATATTTCCAACGTCAACGTAAAAAACCCGACGTTCTGGCGAACGAACAATTCGATATGCCATCATTGCATCTTCTAATAGAGTAAGTTGCCTAAAAATTCTTCTAGATGGATCAAGGACTGAAGTTCCATACGGTGCGTGTTTATCATTTCCCAAAATGCGAAAATGGGCGATTTGCCAGTTCTCAAAAGTCATACCAGCAGAATTCCACTGATATTGGACGTAATTTGGATTTGTTTTATCTTCGCCTTCTAGTCTTTCTACTTCTCGGAGGGGAAGGCTAATTATGTTTTCAATACCGTGCTTCTCGTCAATATCAAGATAAACAATGTAGTCGCCATACTTGCAAAGAGTCCTGCACCAATTGAAAATGTTATGCTCGATGTTTAACACATTGTGAAAAAGAGAGTTAAGAATGATTTTGATCTCTTCGTTTTGACAGTGGATGTTTAACAGCGGCTGCATTTGGGAAGAGGTTGTCATTTCATCCGCGTAAATATCCAAGGCAGATGCAATGATTGGCTCATACTCCATCTGATCAAAGTCGATATACCGCTGAAGTCTTGACTGATTTTGATATATATTTGCTGTCAAATCAGAGAATGGATCATATCCCATTCTTTTGAATTGCTTTCCCGATGCTGATTGAAACTGATTAGCATATTTCTCGGTGTCGCGGCGTCTGTTTTGATTTACGTTTTGTGCTCTATAATTTACGATAGGACCAGAGAAAAGCCTAGTCAATCTCTTAAAAAGAGGAGATGCGGGATTTCTTACATTCTTTCCGTTTTTGGCAGCCATTATTTTTATCCTTTAAGAATCCAATTATATTGTTGTTGCTCTCTTATCTTAGCACTTTTTGCAATAGGTTTATAGCCCTGTTGACCCGGAATTGTTGTATTTAACTCACTCCTTGTCCTAGTCATTGTGCTGAGAAATGTTTTTGTGTATTCTATATCGCGCTGGTTTGTTTCCAAGGCTGTATCTCTAACCCAGCAACCAATAGCAAAAGCCATTACAAGATCATCATTATACATTCTCATTGCTTGTGGGCGACCATTTTGCCACACAAATGTTTCTAACTCATTAAATAGTCTAGTAGAATATATTGTAACTAGTTTATTTCTAATGAATTCTTCCATTTTTGCTACAATCAAAGGTCTGGTCTTTGAGGTTGTGGAAAATCCTGCAACAGCATTCGACTGAGTTTCTCCGAGATATTGTTCAACGTATTCGTGGGTGGACTTAATTGAGTAGTAAAGGTTGGGATAAGCCAAGTCTCTCAGTTTATCAAGCACAGCAAAGCCAACTGAGTTGTTCTCGATTACCATTAGGCACTCTCCAAACTCTTTACCCACTTCATTTAGCATATTAGCAAAAAGATCTGGTGTGATTTTAGACTTGTACTCTCCGACAATTTCCATTGTCTCTAGCTTGAATATGTGGAACACCGAACTATCTTTATCATCTCCTCTAGCAACATCAGCCACAAGAAGATAGGACGCTCCGGGTTGATATTCTTCCCAAATCCAAAAATTCCTATCAAAGCCTGTTTTATATTTTGGGTCTTGTAACCCAGACTTTATCAAAGCCATATCATCCGGATGGATGACTGTTTCGCCCGACATATTAAAATTGCATTCGTACTCTTGGGCAACTTGTCGTTGTGACATATTTTTGGTTTCTTCCTCAAACCATTCTTGGTCTCGATCAGGATGAACGTGCCAAGGTAGAATAGTGGGAAAGAAGTCATTGATACCTGCCTCGGCATCGGTGTATGTTTGGTGAAACCAGTTCCCTACACCATTTGGGGTAGATAGAGCGATACAGCGTCCACCTGTGGATAGGGTAGGGTAAAGACCTGTCCAGAGTTCGTCAAGTCCTTCTACGTGTGCAGCCTCGTCAATAACAAGGAGAGATAGAGCTTCCGAACGACCTGCATCGCCGGAAGTTGTAGAGGCTTTGATCTGGGAACCATTGTTCAACTCGAATGAGGCTCTGTTATCAATAGAGATAGTGGCAATCTGCATCCAGTCTGGTAGATTCTTGATGATTGCTTTCACTTTTTTGACCAAGTTAGCTGCTGTCTGGAACTTGGTTGCCATAACGAGAATGTTTTTGTCTCGGTGGAAAAGCATCATCCAAGACACATAGGCAGCGGTGATGGTAGAAATACCCAACTGTCGCCCTTTCAGAATCACATTGAAGCGGTGATCATTAAAATCTTTTAGGAGTTGTGTTTGGAAATCGTAGGTATTGAAAGGTACAGTGCCGTGGATTGGGTGGGAGATCCTAGCATAACTATTGATAAAGAAGTCCGGGTCTTTGCCGCACTTCACTATTTCAGCGAGAATCTCTTTTTTTGATAGTTTGTAAGCCATTTTTGCAACGGTAAGTTATTGGTTTTTGGCAGTCTTGATCCAGTTCCTGATGCTTTCATTGACATCTTTGGGTGCATCTGCCTCCAAGACTCCCTCAACTGACCCAATCTTATAAATGCAACTAGACTGGTACCAAGTTCGGAAGTTTGACATTTTTTGCACTAGAATGTCTGCTTCACCCTCCCTTGTCAAACTAAGATTTTTTCCTGCTGCGCCACGATACTCTTTTTGAATAAAAGAAATAATATCAGCGATCTTTTGCTCAACCATATCTTGAAAGTTTGACTTTTGAACTTGCTTAATGTTGCACTCTGAGGAATAAGTCAAGATCATCTTATCTGACTGAAAACGGACGCCGAATCCGTCAACAAGTCTACTATCAGTCACAATGTTGTCAACCTCTCTCTTAAGACCAATCTCAACTGGCTTGCCGTCCTCGTCAAGTGCTCCGTCGTATCCTTTTGTAGCAACGATGTTTTGAATTGTTTGTACAACATCTAAAATATTAGCCATTATCTTTCCCCTTATAAAAGTTTCCTAAAAACTCTACTCTTTGGTCTATGTTCATCCAGCGCTCTTCTCTGTCCTCAACAAATTGCACATAGCATTTCCAGCAACAATCATACTTGTTCATATACAAATCGTCTTTCAAATCAAACGAATACTCAAAGCATGCTGGGCAAACACGATCTTCGTCTTTAGTAAGTAGTTTTTTTGAAAGCAAAAAACCATCTTTGTTAATCTTTTCGGTGCCTTCCCTTCGCCTGAGTTCATTTTTGTGTTGAACCTTGATCTGTTGAAGATATTCTAGCTCTTTTTCTTTCGACCAACGAGACTTTGGATTTATGATTGTTTCAGGACCATATTTTTTTGATATTGCTTGTTCAATTTTTGCAACGGTATTTAAATCAGGTTTTTTCATTTAGCACCATTATACATCTAATTTGTCTATTTTTTCAGTCAAAAGATCTATTTTCTTTTGCTGCTCCTTTACTGCTTCAACCAAAAACGAAATAATTCTTGTATAGTCCATTGTGTTTGCATATTGCGGATCTTGACTCCACTCAACAATCTCAGGTATTACTTTCCCAACATCTTCTGCGATAAAGCCAAAGTCTTTCTTCCCTGTATCTTTCCAATTATAAGAAACGCCTTGCAACTTACTGATTGTTCCAACGGCAGACTCAAGCGGCTGAACATCCTTCTTGTATCTTATAGAGGAATATGAAACAAAAGCATTTGCCTTTACTTTTCCAGAGGCGTTGCTTGTGTCTGGGAGGGTTATAGCATGGGTTGCCTCTCTTGTCCCTATCGAAAGAAATTTATCTATGTGAATAGCTGAACCCGATAGGATTAGCCCCGAAGTTCCAGAGCCAGATACCACTAAGACCCCACTATCTGCGCTGTCGAAAAATAATTTTGCCTCATTGTTTGGACCAAAATTAAAAGCGGATGCATCACCTTCGCTGCCAACAAATTGAATTGCTCCTCCAATCTTTAGGGGTGACGCCCCTTCCAGTGTTCCATCTATCTGGATTGTGGTCCCAGACAAAGCAATGCCCTTCGCCGAGCCGGAAATTGTCATAAACTCATCAGCGCTTCGATAGTGTACATATGAGTCACCAGAGTCTCCAAAAAATATCTTTCTTCCATCCGCCACTTTCATATCAGAACCATCAAAAGTGAACTGTGGAATTCCGCCAAGGGCTCCGTTATTGTTAAATTGTAACTGTGTGTTAGAGCCGCCTGCTTCTCCTGCCGGTGTGGCCTCTTGCTGTTGTCTGATTAGGGCTAAGAGCCTGCTATGACTATAATTGCCTATCGCCATTACTTTGTGGTCCCCATAGCAACTACAAAGATGCTTGTTGTTAGGATTATTCCGCCGACAACTCCACCAGTAAGCCACCAGAGAGTATAGTCGTTGGGTCTATCTAATGCTAAATCTTGTAGTCGCCCGATTTCTTCATTTTTTATTTCTAATATCTGCGCTAATCTCTCTTCGGAGCCAGCCAACTTTGCATTGGTTATTTTTAGATCTAACTCTAGCTTTGCTCTGAGTAGTTCTATCTCCCTATCCATTTCCAGCCTACACTCTTCTGCCGTGTATTTCTGATCTGTTAGAACTTTGGCTGCTGCTTTGGCGTCCATTAGGACGCCAGTAAAGGGTGCTTGTTGCCCTTTCTGTATTTCAGTTATAACTCCCTCTTGCGCCCAAGCAGGGAAAGCAAAGAGTATAACTAAAAATATGGATAGTAGTTGTTTCATCGCCCGTCCCTCACATAAAAATAATGGATATCCTCGGCTGCATCATAAATCATATATACATCGTTTGCTTCATCATAAAGATAATGAGGCTCATCTACCGTCAGCATGTCGTCTACTTTGGCTTGAAAATCTTCAGCAGATATTTCAGAAGCATTTTCTTCTGCTTGGGCGAATTCGGTTGCATCTGTGTATGGAAGTGAGTCTATCATACAGTAACCACCTTCATCAAAGTTTTTACAGTTGCCCACAAGAGAATAACTCTCGTTCTCGTTTGACAGCCGATCATCAAGCTCTTTTTCATTGCCCAACTCAATATTTATACCTTCTTTTAAATACTGTCGCCAGTTTTCAAGCAGTTGTTTCATTTGTTAATCCCTTCTCAAATATGGGCTATATACATGCTCTCTAGTTCGACTCGGGTGTCCGTCATCGTAATAAAAATGCTTTTTCATGATGTCTATCGTAAGATCTTCTGGTTTGATCGGATATGGAACCTCTGAATATTTACGCTTTTTTGGATCCCAAGTGCCATCCAACCGATCCCAACCAAATATGTCTTCTACCATATCCTCAAAATCGCTTTTTGCGTCGTCCCTATCATCTCTGTTGGTGCTAGACATTCCGTCCTGTATTTGCTTTATTAATCCCTCTAGTGTCCCAAGCACAACTGGCTCGTATGTATCTGGGTTGAAAATGGCTGTCGATTCTATGTCCACCGTGCTTATATAAGGAGGAATATTCCCATCAAAGTGAACAGCATCGTAATCTTTCGCTATGCCCTCCCAGTTAAGAAAACCTTTTTTTGATCCCTCGCCGTACTTTTTTAACAACTCTTCGTAGTTTGAACCATCAATATGAAGTATTTTTGCCGATACTGGTTTTAATAATATTGCTCCGTGTGCTGTTTTAAAATTTCTTTTGCCACCACCCATTTCTAAATTGTGTTCATCCCATTCAGAGGTGTAATTGCCTTTACCGGTTGGGATCGCTGTGCTTGTCCAAAGCACTCCATCTGGTTCATTTCTGTCTTTATGATTTTTAACATTAGTATCAGCATTATACTGCAAATCGCCACCTTCGTAAGTGACGAGATAATGTGCATTAGGGTTGTGAAAAGTATGAAGTTGCATGTCTTGACCAGTTTTTAACTGCTCATTTATGAACCTTTTCCAATTTTCAAGTATTAGTTTCATTACTGTTCCTTACAACAGCAAGTACAGCAGCCGCAACAGCAGCAGCAGTGTGCGTCGTTAAACAAGTTCTTTAATCTGTGTAATACCTTTTTCATTTTTTATTCCTCCGCTTTTACGCAGTTTCTGTATGTCTTGCCATACATCTTTTTTGTTTTTCTCTTTGGATGAGTCTTGTAGCCTTTTTGGCAGCGCTCTTCCAAGTCATTTTCCTCTGGTTCTGGGAATCTTTCTTGGTCGTATGGGGCGTCTTCTTGTCTAAAGCGTTCGGCATCTTGCAAATGCTTAAGGGCTGCGGCTGCAAGGTCTCCTCCCGCATCTTGGTGCATATAGACCATTGCTTCTCCGCTTGATGGATTATACTCGACAATATACGAGTCGTCGTTTTCCATTATCATTTCAAAGTATTCTAAATCGCCAGCAGGCGTCATCTTTCTTACAGTAAGATCCTCTCTTTCATTTTCGTTGAGAAACTCTTTCCATTCATTCAACATCTTTTTCATTTTCATTTTCCTCTGGCTCTGGCTCTTCGCCTTTCTTTACCAGTTCTTTATCTACAATATCATAGCCTTCCACAACTCCTACATTTTCGTAGTCAAAACCGGGAAGTATGGCAATCTTTTGTTCTGGGAACTCTCCATTTACAATAAACGAACAAGCCTGACCTACCACTTCTGTAAATAGTGCTGGGTATGCCGCTGGTGGCACGGTCTTTATGTGTCTATTGTAAGAAGCGATCTCGCCTCTGCCATCAAAGTTTGTGTTGCCCTGAATATGGGTCATATAATCATGGACTGCCCTAAACTTCTGGTTTGTTTCCGGGTCGAATACATCGTGTTCAGAGTCAAGTGTAGAAATTTTTAAGACTTTGTTTTGATTAACATCTTGCCTTAACTCATCAGCAGTTTCATATGGGTGATCATCTATAAATTCAATATTCACCTTTTTGCTAATTTTATCAAACATATTATTGATAAAAGGAATCATAGCTTCAAACGAATCAACGGCCTCTTTCTGATATGGGGGAGCAGCAGCATAAGCCTCTGCAACCAACTGGCAATACTTATCCCAACCGTTTGGTCCGGGCTTTAGCATTAGGGCTTCATTTAGGGCGACGAACTTTCGCCATTCTGCTAGAATCTCTTTCATTCTTCTCCACTCTCCACATAGGTGACCCCAAACCTTTCTGCTAGCAACCTAGACAAAGTAGCAGGATCTTCCCTGTATTTTGATACGAGCTTATTGACCTCTGCCCTTTTTTCTTCGGAGAGTTCTTCTTTTCTTTCCTCGTATTTCTTTTCTATCTTGGCGATGATTTGCTGGTATTTATCCAAAGCCTCATCACGCAAAGCTATCTCTTCTGCATGAGAATCATTAAGTGTGTCGATTTCTTTCTGGTGGGTGTCTTTTTCTACCTCTAGGACTTCTTTGATATTATCAACCTTGCCTTTAAAGTAGACCCACACACAGATTGCATAGACCGCTCCGGCAAAAACTTGCCAATACTTCTTTATAAAAGCCCAAGTCTTTGATGCCCAGACTTTAGCAACTAACCAAAACTCTATCATTTGCCGTGCTTCCATTGTGTAGCAAGATCTGTTAAGCCTTGCATTCCTATATATGCTAACGAAATAGCAACCCAATCACTAGAGTCTAGTGGTGTTCGCTCTGATAGCATTAGCCCCGTGGCTGTTAACCATACCATAAGTTTCCTAGAAACTAACTTTACTAATAGTCTATCCAATCCGTGTTTAATAGCAGACATCATATTATCCTCCATCCGGTGTCTTAAATTTTAGGTTTTCTACTGGGGAGGCTGATATATTCTCCCAGTCTGGGTGTAGTTCTTGGAATATTTTTAGTATCTTTTCTTCATCATACCATTTGCGACTTGCTTCAATATGGAATATATGCTTTGTTTTGTCCAAATAATACTTAACTACCCAGTAATCTTGGGATTTCATCTAGCCTCCTAACCTAACAAATCTGTGCTTTCAAAAAAAGCCAACGAAATAAACACCCCTGAAAGTATCCAAAGTGCTGTGTCCATTGGCTCTAACACAACGAAACCAAAGCAGAAGAAAATCAAAGCCTTTAATAAATTAGACTGAAAGAATCTTTTTGGTTCCATATTGTAAATAGTTGGAATTTGTAAATGATACTATTTGAAGGTTCTTTCTTTAGAAGATTCTTCGATCTCTGAAATGAAGGACTTTTTAAGTTTTAGCAGTCTATCAAACTTTACTTTGTTTTTGCTGTCTGTGTAAAGAGCAGTTGGCTTTTTAATTTCACCATCAATTACTTGCTCGCCAAAATCATAAAACTTAGACTTCGGCTGTTGTGCCAAGGCAGTTGATGCAAAAAGTGTGATTGCTACGACAACGAGAAACTTTTTCATGGTGACCTCCTAAGTCATTAAGTTATGTATATAATATACACCACAATAAATCACTTGTCAAGCCATTTGTGAAGTTTTTTGCGTAACATTTTGTGGAGAAACTCTTGCTATCTGATCTAATACTTTACCGATGTCTTCTAATTTTTGAATATTCAATATGCGTATAATCTCATGCCTGTCTTTATTTCTTGGATTCTCTAGATAGCTCTTTAAGTGTCTTAGCACTATTCTACCTTCATCATCAAAAAACAACTCTCTATTAACGCCTTGAAGTTCAGTTTTGATCACTTTTAATTTTGCATATAACTCAATTGGCTTTTTAAGATAATCATAAAATTTTTCTTGTTCTATACCAGTATCTTTTTGCTGTTTAGCTATTTTTGATAGATCAGACTTTAACATTGTAGAAAATGGCACTTCTAATGTAAGATCAATAGCATGTGCAAACTCTTCTAGTAAAATATTATTAATTGTATTAACATTGGGTATGCCGCTCTGATCCTCTATCGCTGAATACGGGTTTATGCCAACAAATGGAGGGAGTGCCCCAAATCTTTTATCATAAGCATAAAACCCCAACAAATTACGATTATTAGCCCAAGATTGAGCAGCATATTCTACACCGTCTTTCCACATATTCTCTGCCTCCTTTGAGGCTAAATTCACAACCGGCAGTTCCTCCAGCATTTTCTTAATCTCTGGAAGAAGCTCATTATTATAATATTGCAAAATTTCTTCATCTGGTGTTTTTTGGTTGACATGTTTTGTCCACTTGCCGGATTTAACAAGTCTAACAAAAGACGATTCGCCAGCGACAGTTTTGAAGGTATTATAAATTTTATTTTTCATAGCATCAGATATTTTTTTTAAATTATAATTTTCTGCTATCTTTTTTATTTGCTGCCATTTAGATGGGGATTTAATGTTAAACTTTTCTCTTACTATATCATGAAGAGAAGCATGTGATTCTTCTTTTTTATCACTTTGCTCACTTATGAATTGTTTCCAATTATCTAGTATTTCTTTCATGCCATTTTTGATCCCTTTGACATCTTTTTATCAACCTTTACCAATTGGTCTATAACTTTCTTAAGATCATCTACTTTTTTAATATCAAAAAAATCTAATAAAAATCCTGCCTCGGTAGGGTCATCAAATCCTTTCTCTAGAAAATCTTTTTTAATTGTTCCATCTGGGTTGAACGCCTTTTCGCCGTATTCCTTTTCATAATATGCCTTAAGTGTTCTCAATTTTGCATATAACTCTTTTGGGTCTCTCATATATTTTATGTATTCGGGGAAGGGCGCATATCCCAACTTCTTTAGATCGGCAACGGGCGTAAATAGTTTTTGTAACTCTGGTCCAAAAACATCAGATAACTTGCTCGGCTTTCCTTTGAACATGTCTCCTGCCGTTCTAAAATCTAATTGCAAATCAACAGCATGTGCAAGCTCTTCATAGAATACTAACTGCAACATGTTGGGCGAGCCCTGCAATTCTTTGTGGAATGGATTAATAACGATTATTTGTTCGTCCCAAAAATAAGTGGCAACATCCCCGGTCTCATATACTTGCATCGCTTCAGCTGCCGGTACATCTGGGTGATAAAAAGCATAGATAGGGACATTATTTATTATTTTTCTAATCTCTGGTAATAGCTTCTCTTTATAAAATCGTCTCACTTCTTTTTCTGGTGTGAAAAAGTCTATGAATCCTGTGGTGCCTTTCTTTTTCCGGGAATGCGCGATAAAAGATTTTATTGCTCTTTCGCTAGCAAAGTCTTTAAAAAAATCGGCTTTTTTATCATTCCCAATTGCCTGAACTTCTTCCGCTCTGCGTATCCATTCGAGGGGGCTGCTAATCCCCTCATTTTTGTAGTGATCATAAATTTTGATTGGTATTGAGCCTATTCCGGGCAAATTGACTGTCTCCTCGTTGCCCCACTTGCGGCTTTGCCTTTGTTCTGCTAAAAACTGATTCCAGTTGTCTAGTATTTCTTTCATAACATTCTAAATAGTCTTAATTATTGGTTAACGCATGCAAAACCATTTACTTTGTCAATCTCAATTGTCATGTCAGCAATATCCTTCAAATGATCTACATGCGAGATGAGCAACACAGTTTGGTAGTAGGACTTTACCATATCTAGGATGCGAATGAAGCCTTCCATATTTTCTGCGTCCAAAGCCGTTGCTGGTTCATCCAAAATGAAGATAGAACCCTTTGGTAGCGAAGACACAGACAACAAAGCCAGCCTAATTGCCATGGCAGCGATAGTTTTCTCTGCCCCGGAACCCATTTCGATAGGTCTAGCCTCATATTTGGGGTGTTTGATGAAAATATCTAGTTTATTACCCTCAGATTCAAAGAATACCTCAAAATCAACGACATTAGCCAAGATTTTGCTTACTTCTTCGTTAATAACTGGTAGTTTCTTTTTAATAACATCTAGGGAGATACCATTAGTGTGCATGCAGCGCATAAAAAGGTCATATGCAGCAAAATTGTCCCTCAAAGTTTCCATTTCTTGCTTTTGGGCAATCAAATTCTCCAATCTTTGCTCCAAAGAGCCTCTTTCTTTGATTAGGCAGACAATTTCTTCGTTACATTCCTCTAATATTCCCTGCTGGGCTTTAAGATTGTTTTGTTGTTCGACCTTTTCGCCAACTAATTGCTCTAAATTCTCAATTGCCTCTCGGTTTTCTTCATATTCCTCTATTTTTCCTTGAAGTTTTTCTATTTCTAGGTTAAGAGTGGTAATTTTACTCTCGTTCCTCTCCACCACAAGCTCATTTTGGCTTATAGTGCCAATAATCTGCTCTCGCATTTCTAAAACTTCTTCATATTTTTGTATCTTTTTCTCAATCATTAACGGATCTAAGTCTTCAATGTTCTTAAACAAAGACTCGCACTCATCCCGGAGTTCTCTGAGGTTCTGTTCTATAACTGTGATATTGCCTTGGGCTTTATAGGCGTCTTTGATAAACTTACAGGATGAATACTCGTCTCCGCATGGAACTTCAAGTAAAAGCTTTACTTTGTTCTTGTTTTGAGTTAGACGATATTCTTGTTGTTCTATGGTTTGATTTGTGCCATCAAGGGTAGTTCTCTTCTTTTCTATCTCATCCCTTTGGCTTTTGATAGCTTCAATATCAAAACCTTCCAACACCTGATTGATATGCTTGTGGTCAATCCGCTTTGACCTGTTTTCATCTTTCAAATCAGAAATTTGCTGATTTAACACTGATGTTTCATGCTGTTTTGATATCTGCTCTTCTTTTACTTCAACTATGTTGATGATGTCAGCAGGGATTGATTCTATTTTTCTGGTGATTTCAGAGATGGTGCTTTCGGTTTTTTCGACTGCACTAGAGTATTTCCTACATTTATTCTCTTGTTTTCTCTTTGCAGAAGTGTTTTGTTCAAGTGCTTGTTCGACTTCTTTAATGTCTGTATCATATTCTTTTCCTTCTAATAATTTTAGCGCTCCCTTCATGTCGGAGGCGTCTTCTTTGGCTTTCTTAAATTTCTTGTCAAATATCTCTAGGTCAAGGAATTTTCCTAGTATTTCTTTTCGTTTAGTTGATCCTTCGTTGATAAAAGATAGGCTATCAACCTGCGAAGCCATCGAAGTAAGTAGAAAGTCCTCCACTGTTCCGAACATTTTTCTTATGTTTTTGTCAGTTCCGTTGCGACTGTCTCCGTTTAGTTCTGTATCTTCTTCCATTACATGATCATAAAAAGAGAAGTTTGTATCTGTTTTCGCTTCTACAGTTTCAGTTCCTTTTAGCTTCTTTATGTATTTTGTTGAACTTCTTTCAATAGAGTAGTCTCGGTCTCCGATTGCTATCTCTAGCCTTCCCCGACCCTCTTCTTTGTTTTGATTAATAACATTTAGATTTTTTCTTTCATTTTTGCTGGTGGAATTGAATAAAGTATACAAAAATGCGTCAATAATAGAAGACTTACCAGAGAAGTTTTTACCAAAAATCCCTACAATTCCATTAAGTTTTTCAAAATCTATCTTATTTCCCTCGCCATAGTTGAATAGGTTGTCCCACTCAAAGGACTTGAGCGACCAATTAACATTCCTTGACACCTCTTCCTCTTCCTCTGCCATGGTATTGTATTTGCGATTGAGGGCGAATACTCTTTCGAGGGTATCTGGTGTTGCTTCATAGTCCTTTAGATACTCGTCAATAAGTTCTTCTTGGACTTTTGGATCTCGCAAGTCTTCTATGTTAATGCCATCCGTTAGATCTTGGACAGACCCTCGCTCACCACTAGACCTATTTAAGAAAGTCACGCTCTCGGGCTTAAATCTACCTTTAGCAATATCAATAGCCCTTCGCATAACATCTAGGGGAAGATTGTTCTGCGATACTAGTCGCAGCCTTGCGCCGGAAGAAACCTCGATATTCTTAGGCATTTTGCCCTTTGGTGTCAACTCAATCGTAACAAAAGGCTTTGGGTTTGTAAGGGGATAGTGTTCGCAAGTAAAGTTGTCTTTATCTTGTATATCCCAAAGCAAGAATCCCTTATCCATGCTCTCACCAAAGTTCTGCTGAACCAAAGAGCCGGGATATCTAACTCTACCTTCATCGTCGAGTAGCTGGTTTGTCTTGTGAATATCGCCTAACAAGGCATAGTCAAAAGGGGCAAGAGAATTAATATTAATATCCCCATGTTCCATGACCCAGCCAGTATCAGTTGTAACACCAGCAACAGAGCCATGAAAAACAGCAATATTTACCTTGCTTTCGTCTGTTGGGTCAACCCACTTGTCCTCATCTACAATAGAAAGAACATTTAAAACAAAGCCATTACCCAAGTCTACCTCTTGCGAGAACTTGTGGAAATGAATGTCCTTGTGATCTAATGCCTCAACAATAGGGGTTACAGCGTCAATTCGTCCCGGATTACGCAGGTTTAGGTCATGGTTCCCAAGGATTACATGGAGAGGCGCTATATCTGCTAAGTTCTCAAAAAGCTTGGCTGTCATGTGAAAATAAGCAGGGCTTAGTTGTAGTTTAGTGTGAGCCGTATCGCCTGTGTTTACAATAATGTCTGGCTTGAGTTCTCGTAGCTTTTCATAGAGTTCCTCAAATA